GTGGCACCAATCAATAATCCAAGTACCGCAAAAAAGAATTTTATTGCTCAAAACCAAGATTCAACTGATAGTGAAATATATGTGGTTTGCGGGCAAGCAATTGGTGGAACAGTCAAACTTTGGGTTGACTTCCAGTGGCGAGAAATTTATTAAAAACAAAATAGGAGAAACCTCATGGACTTAAAAAAACTATCAAGTGTTGCCGATGCCGCATCTAAGATTATGGGTGAAGCATTAAAAGGTGACCAACATAAAATTGATGTAAACAAAAACAACAAGATTGATTCTGAAGATTTCAAACATCTTCGTGCTGGTAAAAAACCTGCCGATATGAAAAAAGAAGATGTTGAACAAATTCAAGAATATGATTCTAAAGGTGGTGTCTATAAACACAAAGGCACTTATGGTACAGAAAAATCTACTGAAGCAGGTTATACTGACTACGACAAAGAAAACGAACTTTCTAAGAAAAATATGAAAGAGAAACCAAATCGTAAGAAATATGGTGCTCGTCAAAACTTTGTTCGTTCTACCCGTGTTAACGAATCATTCTCTGGTCTGTTAGGTGTTTATAAAGATGGTGGTTTGAAAGCTCTTGCAGAAGCATTAGTTAAAGAAGAACCAACTAACGACCAATACAAGGCTGAGTTAGATGACAACAAAGCAAAAGCAGAAGGTAAAAAAGCACAACCTAATTTAACAAAAGGTTATGTTCAAGCAGTTAAACAAGAAGAAACAGAAATCGCAGTCATTGATGCCGATAAAGCAAATGGTGTTCAAATCGAAACTATTGATGAAAAAGAAATGACTGACGCTGAAATGAAGAAAAGAGAAGAAATTGTCAAGTCAATGAAAAAAGGCATGGCAGGTTTCAAAGAGCGTTATGGTGAAAGAGCAAAGAATGTGATGTATGCAACTGCAACTAAACAAGCAATGAAAGACTGAAATGAAAAAAGCTTCTGAAGTTTTCAAGAGCATTCGTTTCGCCAAAACAGAACCAAGAGGTAAAGCACATTCATCTACCGATGATGAAGGTCACTATACTGTTGGCGAAAAAGAATACAATCAACAATTAAAACATGTGAAAAAAATGGCTATGCAAGAAGAAAAGAAGGACAAGTATGATGAGGGTGAATATGACCAAGAAGGTGATATGGCCAAATCTGACTTGCGTTCAATCATTGCCAATGCACAAAAATTGCACGACATGATAGATGATGCCGATAATCTTCCAGAATGGTGTCAAAATAAAATTACTTTGGCAGAAGATTACATTTCAACTGTTGCAAATTACATGACTGCTGAAATGAATGAATCTGTAAACAAAGTAGATGTGCCTGCATATTTGCGTAAACAAAAGGGTGAGAAACCTTTAACCATGGCTGATGTTAAAGCACCTCGCAAAGATTCAATTTCACACCCAGCAAATCTTGCCAAGGCTCGTCTTGGTGAATCTGGTGGTGATGTTGTTTACAAAAAAGGTGATGACCACATCGAAAAGTATGGTGAAGATTCTTTCGCATTATATAAAGATGGTAAAAAACAAAAGTATTACACTTCAGTTGAAGCCGCAAAAGATGCGATGAAAGAAGAAGTTGAACACTTAGAAGAAAAGAATGAACCAACAAATCCAGAACTTTGGTCAAGAGCAAAATCATTAGCTCGTTCTAAGTTTGATGTTTATCCATCTGCATATGCAAATGGTTGGGCAGCAAAATGGTATAAATCAAAAGGTGGTGGTTGGAAATCTGTATCAGAAGCAAAAGAACAACTTCCATTTGACCCAGACCCACCAAAAAAGAAACCATCTGTGGTTGCTGGTAAATATGGTGCAGGTTATTCCACTGCTCGTCATCTTGCAAGAATGGCAATGCAAAAACAATCTGAAAAAATGAAAAAGCCTATCAAAGAAGAAGAAATGTCTAAGAAAGCGCAGATTGTTAAGTCAGTTGCAAAAAAGAAAAAAGAGTCTGCTGAAACCTTTCAAAAGGATCCAATTATCAGTAAGACCGAAGTTAAAATGTAATTTGGTTGACAGTATAAATATCATACAAATTAAAACTTTTTAGGAGAAAAGAAAATGGGTTCATGGTCAAATACAGATGCTGCAGAAAGCGCACCAAAAAATGCGGTTGCTAGTGGTCTCGGTGTTTCTGCAAACGGTTCAACTCTGTTTGGAAACAATCAAATTGGTGCGTTTGTAACAGATGCATCAATCGGCGTTTTTGGTGTCGATGCAACAGAACAAGGTGTAGTTGCAAACAAAGCACAAGTTGGTGCTCATGCAGGTTGGGTTTTGCGTAAAGGCGGAACAGGTCCTGTTGTATCAATTACTGCAAATACAGGTGCGGTAGGTGCAAATTCATTTATTATTTTTGGTGGCGGTGGCACAGGTAATACTGCTGCTAATGCTCGTGTATCAGTTAACGCTGCAGGTTTTATCATTGGCGTAACAGTTAATAGTGGTGGTGAATATTTAACCACACCTACTGCAACACCAAATACAGGTAACGCAGTATTTACAGTTACAATGGGCGGTCGTGCAAATCGTGTTCAGTCTGAAACTCTAGTTGCAATGGGTTCAATGACTGGTGACGGTTCTGACGATGCATTATACGCAGATAGTTAATCATGCGTTTTAAACAATTTCTAAACGAAATGGATTTGGCCAGTATTGAGCCAGACCAAGGAAAAGAAGCACATGAACCTACAGGTGAAGGTTCTAGTGCTATCTCCAATCCTATTGTTTTGACAGATGCGAATATTCGTTTAGCAAATGAATTAAATCAACCTTTTCTTTCTCCAGAAAATGGCATTCAGTTAATCCGTAAAGTGTTGCATCGATTTGGTTTCGATATGCCTGCACTTTACGGTGCTGAACCAGAAGGAGATGAAATAGTGATTGAGATTAATCAATTCAATAACGAAGATTTATCATCAAACATCTACATTTTATATTATCTCACCGATGAAGGTTATTATGAGTTTTACGCTGAACTTGGCGATGATGCTCGGATGGAAGAACTAATGTCGGATGAGGAGTTAGACGAAGAAGAATAATAATGCTTTTTGATAATTTGACGAATGATAATGTCTTAATGTATGCAATTAAGGCATATGATAAACCTAATTGTATTATGAGTGAGTTTCAGGATGATATGAAAAGATTCAACTATCTTAAAAGGTTGTTTCAACGATATCGTAAGTATAATGAACTCAGAGAACAATTGGTTTTAAATCATTTGATTGTGTTGTATAATGTTTTTGGTCCTGAAGTTGCAACAAGATTATTATTCTATAAAATGTCAAAAGAAGATTATTCTGCACTTAAAACATATTTGTTATTTTTGAGTTGTATGCCTGAAAAAGTGCGTGGTATAAAAGGACAAGAGATTGTATCTTCCGAAATTTCAGTAGATATGCAAATAGCAGAAACACTAAGACAAATAAAATGAAAACAACAAAACCAACTGCACTAGACAAATTCAGAGCTGCGGCTGCTCAAAGAGAAAAGGCAGCAGAACAAAGACGAAAAGAAATGGAAGCTCGTCATGCTCAAGGAAAAGAAGATATGAAAGGTGCAATTGACCGTTTAGAAGCATCTTTAAAGAAAGAAGATGTTCCTGTGAACAATGTATCTCAAGGAAACATTGCAGGTGTTGGTGTTGGTTCACAAGGTGAACCTGGTGTCAAAAAGAAAAAGAAAACTGCTTCTTTCATTTCATTTATGACTAGACAAGGTAAAAAATGATTACTTGGTTTTTAGGTTCTTGGGTTGTGTATATTGTTCACGCCGCTTTTATTGCAGGTGTGATAGGCACATTCTTTGGTGGCATTATATCTAAGATTCCAATCATAGGTAACTATGGTGCAATTGTTAAAGCAGTTGCAGTACCTCTATTGTTAGTTTCCATATTTGCAGAAGGTTACATGTATGCTTCAAAATCTTGGATAGAAGAAACCAGAAAGTTTGAAGAAAAAGTAAAGATTGCTGAACAACAATCAAAAGAAGTAAACGAAAAAATTAAAACTGTTTATGTTGACCGAGTAAAAGTTGTGAAAGAACAACAAGAAGTGGTCAGAGAAAAAATTAAAGAAGTAGAAAAAATTATTGATGCAAAATGTGAGGTTGTTCCAGAAACAATTCAGATTTTGAATCAAGCGGCAAAAACTCCTGTGAAGGAGGAAAAGAAATGAAAAGATTAGTTTTTTTATTGCCAGTATTTCTACTTGCAGGTTGTTTAAAGTCGATTCCAGTAAAGATGGATTTTCCTGATGTGCCTGCTGAATTGAAGCAAGCATGTCCAGACTTAAAACAGACCGATGAAAAAGAAACAAAGTTGAGTAAAGTTATTGAAGTTGTTGCCGATAACTATTCACAATACCATGAATGTAAATTAAAAGTTGATGCTTGGATTGAATGGCACAAACAACAAAAACAAATAAGTGATAGTATAAAATGAAAAAATTAATTTTAATTGGTTTACTTTCTAGCACACTATCAGGTTGTGCGTTGATTGATGCTTATTTGATGGCAAAATATGATACCACAGAATATGCATTGGTAAATAAAATCAAAACTAAAGCAGAACTTTCTGTTGATGATTGTAAAGACCAAATTAAGTCAAAAGACAATGCGGATAACCTGTATTCTACCGCGGTTGAAATGAGAAACTTTTCTCAGAATATTCCTCGCAATGAAGATACTGCCAAGTTAGCAGGTAATTTGGTAGAACTTGCAAAACAGAATAGGGAACTTTATGCAAAAGGTCCTGTTTCTGAAACATTTTGTAAATTAAAACTACAACAAATCTCACGCTCTGCTGATGTGGCGCAAAAAGTGATAGGAAGAAAACCAAAATGAACCATCTACAACAAATTGCACAGTCTTATGAGGAATACACATCATTATATAATGCAGGACAAATTAGCGCAACTGAATATAAGTCTTTGTTGGAAGGACTAGAAGTTGAAAAAGCGGTTTCAATGAACGCCGAAGAACTTCAATACAAAGAGAATCTTAACTTAGCAATTAACGCCGCCATTCGTGCGGTATCTGCACTTGCCTAAAGGAAAATAAATGACTGAATTAACACTTGACCAATTACGCCAATTACTGCCAAAAAATCCATATCTCGACCATTGGCACCGTGCATTGTCGCAATTGTTGCCAGATTACGAGATTAACACGCCACAAAGAATCGCTGCGTTTGTTGCACAATGCGCTCACGAATCTGGCAACTTCATGGTTCTTAAGGAAAATTTAAATTACAGAGCCGAAACATTAAGAAGGATTTTCCCTAAATATTTCCCAACTGATGAGTTAGCAAGACAATATGCTTCTATGCCAAATAAGCAAGAAGCGATTGCAAACAGAGTTTATGCAAGTCGCATGGGTAATGGCGATGAAGCATCTGGTGATGGTTTTAGATACTGTGGTCGTGGATTGATTCAATTGACCGGTAAACAAAACTATTCATGGTTTGCGGCTTCTCTAGGTATTTCAGTAGAAGAAGCGTCAGAGTATCTTCAAACATTTGAAGGTGCGGCACAATCTGCATGTTGGTTCTGGGAAACAAACAATCTAAATCAATGGGCAGACAAAGGTGATATTCTCACCTTAACAAAACGAATTAACGGTGGCACCATTGGTTTGGAAGACCGTATCAAACATTATGAACATGCATTACATGTTTTAGGAGTTTAATAATGGATGATAAAAAATTAGTCAAGTGGTTACTATTGTTGTTACTGTTACCTCTTGGCTTGGCATATTTTAGCGGTGATAGATATCGTTATCCATGCCAAGACCCAAAGAATTGGGACAAAGAAATTTGTAAATTACCAACATGTGATGTGAATAGAACCTGTCCAGAACATATTTTCAAAGGACAGCGTGACCCTAGATTAGGACCCCCAAAAGATGAACCTACTAAACAAACTACACCAGGTACAGGACTGGTTCAAGCACCTGTTACACAAGGAGCAAACTGTGGAAAATAATGTAAAATATACAGAAGAAGAATTAATGGCACGCCTGAAGTTCTTTATTGGCATTTGCCTTTCATTAACTTTATTTGGTATTGTATTCGTGGTTCTTTATTCATTGATTTTTGTGACACAACCACTCAATGCAATTTCTCCAATCGACCAAAAATTCTTTGAGTTGATTGTACCTATCGCAACATTCTTAACTGGTACTCTATCAGGTATTATGTTGGCAGGCGGCGATAAAGATGCACAGAAACAAGCATTGCAAGCCGCAAACAAGGGTTGGGATAGACCTCCAACACCTATTGCACCAACACCTTCAACACCACCATCAGTATCAATGGGTGGGTTTGGTAGTTCACCAATGGCAACACCAAATGCGTTTACTGCACCTTCAACACCTTCTTTCGCACCGCAAGTTGTGACAGGATTTGGTGGTAAACCTATGCCTGTTCAACCACCACAACCTGAACTATGATTTGGTTAAGAAGTATGTTAGCTGACGGTGTTAATTCTACCGTCAGCAGCAAAAGAGTTATCACCGCACTGGCATTTGTCATGTGTAGTGTAGCATTTATGGTAGACTTATTTACCCAATACAAGGTTACTGCCGCATTGTTTGATTCAATGATGTATATTGTTGTTGCAGGTCTAGGGTTTACCGCATCAGAAAAATTTGCCTCTAAAAAGGAATAAAAATGAATAAAATTCTAGTCGCACTCTTATTATCAGTTTCTTCTTTAGCTTTCGCAGCAGAAGAAAAAGTTGTCTGTATCGATAGAATCGGTAAAGACGGAAAAGTTGTTGTTGGTAAAGATGGAAAGCCACTACAAGATTGTAAGAAAATGAAAGTCCATAAAAAATTAGAAGGCACTCCAGTTCCTGAGAAAAAGAAGTAATGTATCCAGACGAGCATAAAATTCACGAACTCGAAATGAAAGTTGGTCTGCTTGGCAAAGATGTTGAGCAGACTGACCGACTTTGTGAAAAACTTTCAGAATCTATTGCTAAGATTCAGGAATTGAATGTCAACATTATGCAAATGATTACTTTGCATGAACAAAGACATGAACAACATGAAAAAGTGGAGAGTGACTTGAAAGAAGATATCAAAGACTTGCACGATAGAATCGACCAAGTAGAACGACACATTTCTGCTCGTATTGATGCACTTCGCAATGATTTAATTAACCACAAACAACAAGATAGAGGCCGTATTCCTGAAATGTTGGCTGAAATCGAAAAGTATAAGTGGATGATTTTAGGCGGCGCACTTGCCCTAGGTTGGTTAATTGGGCATGTTGACTTAACAATGTTAGGTAAACTTTTAAAATAGTAGTTGTTTTTTTCTGTGAAATCTGTTATATTATGAATCTATGTCACTTCCTATTGAATCTAAGTATGTAAGGTTACTTTCTTCCCGTTTGCGTAATTTCAAACAGAAGAAAGATTACCTATGGAATTTCTCTTGCCCTATTTGTGGTGATTCACAAAAGAACAAAACAAAGGCAAGAGGATATGTTTTTGCAAAAGGCAACAATCTCTACTATCGTTGCCATAACTGTGGAGTAAGTATCGGTGTTGGAAATTTCATCAAGGCCGTTGACGAATCTTTATATAAAGAATTTGTCCTCGAAAGATACAAATCGGGTGAAACCAATAACACCCGTAGTGCGAACACAGTCCTCAACATACCATCGCCACGATTTGATAAAGTGGCAAAGCAAAAAATATTCGAACACGCAGAATGGTGTGATAAACTCCCAAGTGGACATTTTTGTTTAGAATACCTAACTAAACGAAAGATACCACAACAATATCACAGTAAATTACTATTCACGCAACATTACAAACAATTCGTTGATGCCTTGGTGCCAAATCATGGTAAACAACTTATTGATGATGCGAGGCTTGTAATTCCTTTTTATGACGAGTATAATGAACTTATCGCAGTTTCTGGTCGTGCATTAGAAACAGGCGATAAAACATTGAGATATATCACATTACGAACAAACGATTCACAAGATAAACTTGTCTATGGATTAGATAGAGTAAATCTGTCTGACACATTAAAGATTGTCGAAGGTCCAATCGATAGTTTATTTTTGAAGAATTGTTTGGCAAGTGGTGATGCCAACCTGGTTTTGTGTGCAGATAAAATTTCATCTGATAAAATAGTTTTGATTTTTGACAATGAACCTCGTAACAAGGAAATTGTGAAGATGATGCAAAATGCAATCGGGTTGAAGTATGATGTTGTAATCTGGCCTAGTCACATAGACGGAAAAGACATTAACGAAATAATTTTGTCCGGAAAAACTCAGGATGAGATTGAAGAAATTATAAGTAGTAACACATTCAAAGGCATCGAAGCTCAATTGAAATTTAACATGTGGAAGAAAGTATAAAATGAAAGTTGAACTTATATCATATACACAACCGGCAATGCATTTCGCCGAGAATACAACAGAGTTGGTTGCCTTTTGTGCCAGAGTATCAAACCCTGGTAATCAAGCAAATAAAGAAACAAGTGAGAAGTTAATTCGTTATCTAATCAAACATCAACATTGGTCGCCACTTGAAATGGTGAACATGTGTTTAGAAATCGAAACCACAAGGGATATTGCAAGACAAATGTTGCGCCATCGTAGTTTTTCTTTCCAAGAATTTTCACAACGATACGCAGACCCAACTAAAGATTTGTCCTTTGTGCTGAGAGAAGCAAGATTACAAGACCCTAAGAATAGACAGAATAGTGTTGAATTAGATGGCACTTTGGGTCAAGCATTGATTGGTGATGAATGGATTATAAAACAAAAAGAACTTGTTGCACACGCCTTAGATGTTTATAATTGGGCAGTTGCAAAAGGTATCGCAAAGGAACAGGCTAGGGCAGTTCTGCCCGAAGGCAATACTGTTTCTCGTTTGTATATGAATGGAACATTGCGTAGTTGGATTCACTACATACAACTCCGTTCGTCAAACGGCACACAGAAAGAACACATACAAATCGCACAAAAATGTGCAGAAGTAATCGCCAAAGTATTTCCGATGGCGAAAGAGTTTGTAGAAAAACAATAATAACAATTTGGAGCATTATACATGTCTGATATCGTTCATGGCATTAAGGTTGACTTTTCTCGGGACAATCTGTTTGATGAATTAGGAATTAAAAGATTAAAAGAAAGTTACATGAGAGAGGATGAGAACTCTCCGCAAGAAAGGTTTGCTTATGTTTCTAAAGCTTTTGGGTCGTCTAGTGAACACTCGCAACGGCTTTATGAGTATAGTTCTCGACATTGGCTTTCTTATTCTACTCCCATTCTATCTTTTGGTAGGTCTAAGCGTGGTCTTCCTATATCATGTTTTTTGCCATATCTTGACGATAGTGCGGAAGGTCTTGTTGACTGCTTGGCGGAAGTTAACTGGTTATCAATGTTAGGTGGCGGAGTTGGAATTGGAATTGGAATTCGTTCTGCTGATGATAAGTCTGTTGGTGTTATGCCTCATCTCCGCACATATGATGCTTCAAGTCTCGCATATCGCCAGGGTCGCACTCGCCGTGGTTCTTATGCCGCTTATCTTGATATTAGTCATCCAGATATTCTTATCTTTTTAGAAATGCGTAAACCAACTGGCGACCAGAACATGCGTTGCCAGAATTTACATCATGGTATTAATATCACAGATGACTTCATGCACCTCATTGAAAAGTGCATGTTAGAACCAGATGCAGATGATACATGGGAACTCAAAGACCCACATAGTGGTGAAGTAAGAGACACGGTATCAGCAAGAGAATTGTGGCAACGAATCTTAGAAATTCGTATGCAAACGGGTGAACCATATCTACATTTCATTGATACAAGCAATCGATTGATGCCAGAGTTTCAAAAGAAATTGGGTCTATCAATCAAACAATCAAACTTGTGTAGTGAAATTATTTTACCAACTGATAAAGAACGAACCGCAGTATGTTGTTTATCATCACTAAACTTGGAATATTTCGATGAGTGGAAAAACGATACTCTTTTCCTTGCTGATGTTGCAGAAATGCTTGACAATGTTCTTCAGTATTTTATTTCTAATGCACCTTCCGCCGTTAAGCGTGCCATTCACTCAGCCAGTCGTGAACGCTCTATTGGGGTGGGTGCGTTAGGTTTTCATGCATATCTACAAAAGAACAACCTTGCATGGGAATCACCAATGGCAACTGGTGCGAATATCAAGATGTTCAAACATATCAGAGAGGGTTTAGATGCAGCGAATCTTAAATTGGGTGCAGAGCGAGGCGAGGCACCTGATTGTGTGGGCACTGGTCGTAGGTTTGCACATGTTATGGCTGTTGCACCTAATGCCAGCTCTAGTATTCTCATGGGCAATACTTCTCCTTCTGTTGAACCTTTTAGAGCAAACGCATACAGACAGGATACATTGAGTGGTTCATTCTTAAACAAGAACAAACATCTGGATAAAATCATTAAGGAAAAATGTGATGCAGATTCTAAACTCGACTACAATGAGATTTGGTCATCAATCATCGCAAATGACGGATCCGTGCAACACCTCGACTTTTTGGATGAATGGACAAAAGATGTTTATAAGACCTCTATGGAAATTGACCAAAGATGGATTGTTGACCATGCAGCTAACAGACAGAGTTTCATTGACCAGGCACAAAGCATCAACTTGTTTTTCAGACCTGACACCAATGTGAAGTATCTACATGCAGTTCATTTCCAAGCATGGAAACAAGGACTCAAAACATTGTATTATTGTCGTAGTGAAAAACTTGCCAAAGCAGATAAAGTGGCGAAGAAGATTGAAAGGCAAGTAATAGAAGAAATCGATTTAAAACAATTAGCGTCAGAAGAAGTTTGTCTGGCCTGCGAAGGATAATAAATGGTAAAAAAGAAAACAGATTTAACAGACGATAGACAAAGTTTTAAACCTTTCAACTATCCATGGGCATATGAGGCATGGTTGAAGCACGAACAGATTCATTGGCTTCACACCGAAGTGCCAATGCTCGAAGATGTAAAAGACTGGAAGAATAGATTAACACCAAGCGAGAAACAGTTTCTAACACACATTTTCCGTTTCTTCACACAAGGTGATGTGGATGTGGCAGGTGGTTATGTAAAGAACTATCTACCATATTTTCCACAACCTGAAGTAAGAATGATGTTGTTAGGTTTTGCAGCTCGTGAAGCACTACACATTGCCGCATATTCACATTTGATTGAAACATTGGGTCTACCAGATACCATGTATAATCAATTCTTAGAATATGATGCGATGAGACAGAAACACGATTATGTTTTAGACATTGCAGGCCAAAATTCTACAAAACAAAACACCGCAAAGCACATTGCAGTATTCTCAGCATTTACTGAAGGTATGCAATTGTTCTCGTCTTTCATTATGTTGCTAAATTTCCCACGAAATGGCACAATGAAAGGTATGGGTCAGATTGTTACTTGGTCAATCGTTGATGAAACAATGCACACCGAGTCCATGATTAAATTGTTTAGAACTTACATTGAAGAAAACAAAGAAATCTGGAATGATGAACTCAAAGGTGAACTCTATACAATCGCAGAGAGAATGGTTCAATTGGAAGATAAGTTTATTGACTTGGCATTCCAAATGGGCGAAATGCAAAGACTAAGTAGTGAAGATGTGAAGAAATACATTCGTTATATCGCAGACCGCAGATTGATTAGTCTTGGTCTGAAAGGTATTTTCAAAGTTAAAAAGAATCCATTACCATGGGTCGAAGAAATGGTTAATTCACCTGTGCATGGAAACTTCTTTGAGAACCGAGTTACCGATTATGCCAAGGGTGCCTTGTCAGGAAATTGGGATGATGTATGGGGTAAAGCCGCTTGATAGAGTTAATCTATTTGCTTGTATGCACACACATAACGATTGTGTGTGTTACTTTATTTTTACATAGAGGACAAGCACACCGAGGCATAGAGTTTTCAAAACCATTAGAACACTTTATGCGTTTTTGGTTATGGTTAACAACGGGAATGGTGACCAAAGAATGGGTCGCCGTTCACCGTAAACATCATGCAAATACTGATAGAAAAGATGACCCACATTCACCACAAAATGAGGGTCTATTGAAAATGTTGTATGGTGGTGCAGCGTTATATACTAAAGCCGCACAAGATAAGGTAATGGTTGAAATGTATGGCAAAGGAACGCCAGACGATTGGATGGAAAAAAATGTTTACAGTAAATACAGTAAACTAGGTTTCATATCGTTACTCATTTTCAATACACTATTGTTCAATGGTTGGGGTATTGTCATTTGGTTGATTCAGATGGCATGGATTCCATTTTGGGCAGCAGGCGTAGTGAATGGTGTTGGTCACAGTATGGGTTATCGTAATTGGAAAACAAAAGACAATTCGACCAACATCGTACCTATTGGAATTGTAATTGGTGGCGAAGAACTACATAATAATCACCACAATTCACCTGCAAGTATCAAATTAAGTAATAAATGGTACGAATTTGATATAGGATACATGTGGTACAATATATTTAAATTTTTAAGGTTAGTAAAATGAAAAAATACATTCTTTTAGTGTTAACGGTTGCACTTGCGGCCATCATACCGCCTGCAATGGCACAGAAAACTCCACAAGGTGTAACCTATGATGCACAGATTATCAGAGTATCCGATGGAGATACAATCGTTATTTCTGCACCATTTTTACCTGCACCACTCAAACCAGAATTAGCAGTTCGTATCTTTGGTGTTGACACTCCAGAAAAAGGTCACAGAGCTCAATGTCCACAAGAAAATGAGAGAGCATTAATCGCAAGTCAATTCACAAAGACCGCAATTGCAAATTCAAAGAAACACCAAGTAACACTCTATGCATGGGATAAATTTGGTGGTCGTGTTTTAGGTGATATCATTGTTGATGGAAAGAGTATTCGTCAAGGTCTTATTGCTAACGGTTTAGCCAGAGAGTATTATGGCGATGCCAAACAATCATGGTGTAACTAATGGCGACATTGCATCATACTTGCGAGAATTGTGATTCCACATTTACAATCAAATACGATGACAACGAAACTGCTGACGCACCTCATTATTGCCCATTTTGTTGTGAAATGATTGTAGATTGTGATGAATACGAGGAAGAAGATGAATAAGTAACCATATGACATGGTACTTTCATAATACATCAGAAGAATTTAAAGAAGAAGATATACAAGACAATTTTGGTTTTGTTTATATTATCACTCACAACCCAACAGGCCGCAAATACATCGGTAAAAAATTCTTTACCAAAGCGGCCACTCGCCAAGTCAAGGGCAAACGAAAGAAGATTCGTAAGTCCTCTGATTGGGAAAAGTATTGGGGTTCCAATAAGAAACTACAAGAAGAAGTTAAACTCAACGGGGAAGAACAATATACCCGTGAGATTCTTCACCTATGCAAAACCAGAAGTGAATGTAGTTATTGGGAAAGTTTTGAGATTTTTAGTCGTCATGCATTGTTACATGAACACTATTACAATGAATGGGTTTCCTGTAAAATCAGGAAGGACCATGTGATGAAATCTTAATTTAAAGGAGACACCGATACTTATATGTTTTCTGAACCTAGTAAGTTCGAAAGAAGGTAAAAATCAACAATAATCGCCTAAAAGGATTACGCATGGCTCGTAACAAAGCAAACACCGAAATTATTAACACCGCGGCCAAAACAACTAATCATCTGAAATTACGGATTGATGACCTAAAAACATTTCAACCTCTCACACAAAATCAAAAACTATTTTTTGATGCCTACAAAAGACAAGACTATTTCGTTGCACTTCACGGTGTTGCAGGTACAGGAAAAACATTCTGTGCATTATATAAAGCAATCGAAGAAGTCCTTGACAAATCAAATCCATTCGATAAAATCATTGTAGTAAGGTCTGCGGTACAAAGCCGTGAGATTGGTCACCTACCTGGTGATATTGATGAAAAAATGGATATCTATCAACAACCATACAGACAAATTTGCGAGACACTATTTGGTCGCAAGGATGCATGGGATAGACTAGAAGAACAACACCATATTGAATTCATCAGCACCAGTTTTATCAGGGGAATGAGTTGGGACGATGCGATTATCATTGTGGATGAGTGCCAGAACTTGACTTGGGAGGAAATAAACACCTGTATGACCCGTGTTGGTTATAGGTCAAAAATCATGTTTTGTGGTGACTATCGACAGACCGATTTGAACAAGAAAAAGAATGATATGTCTGGTTTGAATAAGTTTTTGGAGATTGCCAGTTTAATGAAATCTCACACCAGAATCGAATTCACCGTAGATGACATTGTTCGTAGTTCGTTAGTGAAGGATTGGGTAATCGCCTCTCTGAAATACCAAGATATGCACGATGAATAGGTATAAATAGGTGTAGGTCGCCGAATTCGCAGTTCGCACCTACTCTAACAAGAAAGGACCTTGCCAGCATGAATATTTATTCGTCACCAGAAAACGATGAGTTTATCATTGGACTTCGTGAATGGTGTTTAAATAATCCATTAACTGAAGAAGATATGGCAGGAGGTAAATGCATACCTCCTGTTTACACACCAATACTTTATGGTAAAGACAATGGATTTTACGGAAGAAAACACACTCCTGAACAAATAAAATCATGGAGTGAAATGCGCCTTGGAGAAAAAAATCCAAATTATGGCGGTAAAGCTTGGACTGAAGAATCTTTACGAAAACTTAGACAACCTAAGAAAAATAAAGAAAACTACAAAGGCACTCCAGGTAAAATAACTTGCATCAATAAAAATGGTGATGCTATTCAAATCAATAAAGAATTATACAATCAACAAAGAGACTCTGGATTACCTGTTTGTGATTGGGAATATGTCAATACGAATAGTAGAGAGGCAAAGTTTCGTGAGGTGAAATAGTGTGGGCAATCTAGTTAATTTATGTTGCAAGCGCACAATTTTTACTATATAATAGTAGTGTGATGCCTTTTAGGGTCACATTACTATTAACTCGCTTAACTAAGGAGAACACTATGTTAGCATACGCAAATTCATTTATCGACACCGTTCAAGGTGCAAAGACACAATTTCTGAACACCGTTGTTACAGAAAAAACAGTTCGTGAGCCACTACAAGCATTTGTTGACGCTCAGACTAAATTCGCTAAAGAAGTCGCAAAGATTTCTGATACTGTTTACAATCAAACAGTTGCTCAAGTAGAGAAATTTACAGCGAAGAAATAATGAAAAAATTATTTTGCAAATTTCTATGCATTATGGATTCTTTCGCTAGAGCTCGTGCTGCCACAGAAATGACCAGAAATGGTCGTCAGGCCGATGCGAAAAAATTAATGGAAGAAGCAGGAAAATGCAAGTGTTAAACTGGATCCCAATGACCGAAGATGATTGGGATTGGGTCAACGGAAAAGTTCCAACTCCAACACCTGCAAAGTGAGGTTTCTCGGCCGCATACATAACAATATGCAGCCGAGAACTAAACCAATTCCTTCAAAGCGTTTCCTTGAAGTGGCTTCCAAGACCAAGTCCTGGCATCCAGTCGAGCGGAATGGCTGGATTATCAAATTCTCTCAATACAGAGATTCCAATATTCTATTGTTTGTAATCTCCAAATACACCGGTCAGACTATTGTTCGGTATTTTCCACATGAGGATGAAGCCGTGTTGTTCATCAATATGATAGTGGAATTAGATGCCGATGAAATCTACGACCTCTGATTGCATAAATAGACTATAAATTTATAATAACCATTCATGGGTAATCTATTATGCCATTAAGCAGAATTACAAGTCCGTTTCAGTCATCAACGGCAAATGTCTATTCACCATCAGCCAATACAGTAACAATTAGAACATCTGCGGGAGACCGTTTAAATGTTGATAGTGTAGGTAGAGTTTTAATTGGTGCAAATACAATTGCTGGCGGAACATCTAACGCACATTTACAGATAACACAAAATACAATTGCGGGATTGTCAATGACTTCATTGGTACCCGTTACTGCAACAGGAAGTATTGCGGGTATTGATGGTTATTGTTTTGATGGTGCAAATACAGTAGTTGCTGGAACAATTAACATACGATCCACAGAAACATGGAATGTGACCAATCACGGTAGCGCCATTCAATTTCGTGTTACACCAACCGGTGCGGGTCAGAGTTTGGTTGAATCTGGTAGAATTTCCTCAACTGGTAATTATGTTCTAAAAGGTGGAACACTAGAACCAGGTGGTGTTGGTATCACATTCCCTGCCGCCGGAGTCGGTTCATCCGACCCAAACACCATGGATGATTATGAAGAAGGTACTTGGACACCAGTTCTTTCTAGTATGGGTGGTGCAATGTCATACAATCTAGGAAATACGGTTGCAAGATATACAAAAATAGGAAATAGAGTTTTCTTTAGTGTCAGTATGCAATTTGCCAGTAGAAGTGGTGGTAGCAACACAGTATTGTTATCACTACCATTCCAAGTGTTATCCTTAGGGAATTATTGGCAAGGTGCATTTACAACTGGTTACACTGGCAACGCATTTACCGTCAACTATGATGGTGTTTCTTACACCGATCCGGGACAAACCAATATGTTCTTTAGAAAAGCTTCGGATCAAACCAGTCTAATGACCGCAGCAGACATGAACTCTTCCGGTCACATTATTTTAGGTGGTCATTATGAGGTTGCGTGATATAAATTATTGACAACAAACCCTGCTTCGGCAGGGTTTTTCATTTGTGCCACACTACATAACCTATATCGTATAGGATTCCACTATGATAGTTCATGGCAAACTCTCCAAACCTCAATTGTCGGCATTAGACTTTTTTGCCGATGCACTATTGACAAGACAACTTAAAAAGTATATAATTGTCCGTGTAATCTTCCGTAAAGACATGGATTGCCTAGGTCTTACCGAAGTAGAAGATTATAATTCTTCAGGTAAACCTAGAGAGTTTATATTGGAAATCAATCGTAAACAAAGTGGGCAAGAAATACTCCGCACCCTTGCCCATGAAATGGTACATGTTCGCCAATATGCCTATGGTGAATTGAATGAAGAAGCGACAAGATGGTGTGGTGAAAAGTGTGCAAGAGACTTAGCATATCACGAGCAACCTTGGGAAATACAGGCCAATGATGTGGGTGATATAATTTACAATGACTACATGGAGAAACTGAATGTCGAGCGGTCGTGATGAAATGATGAGTAACTGGAGTGAAGAAGCCCGAATGAAACAAATCGAACAGGTCTCTGCCGAAATTGACGATTATTTTGTAGTCTTGGCAAACAAATTCGATTTGTCCGCATCGGCTCTGAATGGTATAGTAATGGCGAGATTGCTTCGTTTGAATGTTGAATTGAAGAACGAAGATAATCTCTATAAACTTTTAGAGGTGGTTCTACAAAAGGACCACGATACATGGGAAGATAGGAGTGTCCACTAATGTTAAATGCCGTTGAAGAATTTCCTGGCCAAATACGCCAATTAGAAGATTATATTGCAATGCTCGAAAAAGAAGTTGAGCGATTGCGAGAACGCTGTGCAGAATTGGAGTCCCAAGTATATGGGGGCTCCACGAAATGAAACAATTAGAGATTCAATATTTTTGGCCTCTAACAGAACAAATACCCTTAGGTTTAAATTATGAGGGTTGTGAGAAACCTAAACTGACTATTGATTCAGTTATCGATTCTGGTCAAACATTTACATTCAGTAACGCATGGAATACTGGCACGGTATCTATTACGGCTTCGCATATGCAATTAGATGTGGACACCACGGTCATTAAATTGAAAGAAAAACCAGGCCTCTGCCGTAGAACAATACTGAAATGTCTCGGCCTGAAGTGGGAAATAAAATGAGCTTAAATAGGTGGTGGCATAAATTTATCATATGGCTGACTGATGGTTGTAGTGGAGACTGTCGGCAAGGCAGACTGCCATGCAACTGTAAAAAAGGAAGGTATGAATAAAATTAAACAATGGATATTAGGTGTGGCACTATTGGTCGCCTCGCCATTCCTGTTATTGTTTGCAATGCTCGCAGGAATATTCATTAAACTACCAATTTGGGTCTATTTGTTATACAATGAAACTTGGCAAGAAATGAGAAAAAAACATGACAAATAATTATTGGGGACCACCTGACGATGATTTTGATATGCCAGATTGGATGAAGGCAAGCACCTATCAAAATGGCGGACAACCTAAAAAGAAAGCCAAATCATTAGAACAAATTGCCGAGGAGACATTGAAAAAACCTGCGGTGCCTGTTATAATTGTGCCACCTGTGATTGGAGATAATAATGAATGATGCACACTATGAAGAAATAAGATTGTCCCGTGAATTGGCCAAAGAGATAGGACAAGTAGTTGAACAGTTTGGCCAGGTCGTACCACATTCCGTTATGGCTGCATATACAAGACTATTGCAACATTATGCCAAGGAAATTGAAGAAGGTATTCAATGAAAAAGTGGATGGAGAAAGAATTCTCCCAGCATGTATATTATGATGATGCCGATGGTAAAATAATCGGTGCAGTCTATAAAATCGGCAATCAGAATTCAATTTATGGTGCTAAAGTATATTGTGAGGTCGAAGGTGTTTTAGGCCAATATATCGATAGTGATTATGCTCGAAGGGCAGTAGAAGTCTTTTGGGAGATTCAAAGCAGAACGGTGATAGAGCATGACCCTAGAGCAGGAAATTGAAGAATTCATTGAACATTTTGGTATAGAAAATCTGCCAAATCCCGAACACGAACCGAGAAGGTTTGCGTATTATGTGAAGTTATTTCGTTATTATAAGTCCCGATGAGCAAGTATTATAGGTCAACACTAGGTTTTACCAATGCAACCGATACCAAAGATTTTCTCACGGGCAAGGACATTGTATCAATTAACTTTGAATTAATTGAATCTTACAATGAACGGCTCATTGATATCTTTAGCCGTATTCAAACCACACTCCCATACCCAGCACAAAACTTTGAAGAAATAGTCCTACAGGCCTATCATACCATATTGAGCCATGATATACTGTATTCATTATCTAATCACGGCAGAGCACCAGAGTTTGTCTATTATGTGTGGATGCAAGGATATCTATCGGCCACGCTATTCAAGCCATTATTAGAGCAAGAATTGAATTGTGTATTATCTCAGAATGGTGCTGACGACCTATCAAATCCTGATACATTCTCCCGCAAGTCCGACCCTGACCTAGTAGACCATGAAAAGAAAATCTATGTGGAAGTGCAGTCAGGTTTTAAAGGCGGTAAGATTGACATTAAAAAGTCTAAGGTCAAGACCGATGCCGAATACACCTATTATATCGCCTGCTTTGATTGTTTTAATGGGCAATTTGTCTTATTGAACACCGAAGAACTATTGACATTACCAGCCGATGCATGGTATAATAATCCACAATGGGAAGGCGCATTATGCCATACTGTGCCAAGTGAAAGGTTAAAAGAATGGAACAAACCGAACCTATTCAATCGAAACTAAAGCTCGAAAATGATACTTTGCTCTTTGCCATGTTAGGCAGTAGAGAACTGGTCGAGAAATGGTGGCATAGTCCCAATAAAGGTTTTGATAATGCCCACCCTGCCGATATTGACCCCAAAAAAGTGCAAGCATATTTGATATCTAAAGCTTATGGAGAATGGTAAGTGAATATACATTTAAAGAACAATCAGGTCGAAGGTGAGATTATTAAAGACAATGAGACCTACCTTTTACGAGACAATAAGACGCTAAAGAATCTAATTCTTAGCCAGACTGTATTGCACAAGGGACAATCGACCCGAGGTCATTCCCATGCAGGCCAAGAAGAAGTCTATTATTTTGTGCATGGTAAGGCCGATATGCAAGTAGGCGAAACAATCTATACTGTAAGAGCCGGAGATATCGTATTAATTCCTGATGGTGATTTCCATAGAGTAATCAATACAGGCGAGACCGATTGTATTTTCAATTGCGTATTTGATGGTAAAAGAAATCATTGATGGAGTTGATAATGACCTTTGAAGAATGGATGTTCGAAGTTGAAAATTATGGTACTCGCATGGAAAGATTCCTCGAAGAATGGGATAATGGCATGTCCGAGACCGATATAATGAAATGGTTAAAAGCCGCCTATCAGATGGGACTTGAACACCGATGAATATATTACAAGCCGCCATTGAAAATCTATGGTTATGGACATATGGTATTATACTAGGCTGGGGTGCATCCTTTACGATTGTCGTAGGCTTCATTATTGTATTATTCATTAAGTATTTCCATCTCCGCAAGAGAATCCAAATGACCGAGAATCGATTAATTTCCGCAGAGAGGGAACTATCATTCCACATAAGGGATACTAAAGATGACAACAAATAAGAATTATGCCAATTTTGACTGGAATAAAGTAAAGACTGTGGATGATATTAAGTCTTTCCTCAAAGCAATACATCCAAGAGTGCAGGTCGATAAGAATTCCAAAGAATACGATATCTTATCCCACCTATGCGATGATAAAGATTATGAAGTAGGAACACTAGAACAAGCCGAAGAATTTGCCAAGAAAAGATGCTATTGTTATAATTGTGCCACTCCAATGAAAAGAATGACCACCTTTATAGTCTGTCCCGAATGTGGAAATAAGAGATGCCCTCATGCGACCGACCACAGTTTAGAGTGTACCAATTCCAACGAACCGGGCCAGAAAGGAAGTAGATACGAATGACCGAAAAAGAACTCCAAGAATATAAGTCCCGACATTTAGAAACCTCCAAAAAGATAGTAGAATTCATAAAGAATGAACAAAATAAAATACCTCCTGTACCTAATTCCAATACTATTCCTCATAGGTCTCCTGTTCATAGTACCAATCCCTAGAGAAATGACCTATGATTGTAGAATAGCAGAGATAAGTCCAGATATACCTATTGCCGTAAAGAATGAATGCCGAAAGATAATGAAACAATGAAGAATGACTGGAAACAATATAGTATCCAACAAGGGATAGAAGTCGATTACCGATTTGTATGGAGAATCATTAAACTATGGCTACAGAGAAAATCCTATACTGTGACCATATCTTTCCATGCCAAACACGATAGTAATGCCAAGATTGCTGGTGCTCAGATAGAATACTAATGAAAAGAAAATATACAATTAAAGAATGGGCGCTATCATTCCTATACTATGGCCTACCAATCCTTCTTATAGTAGGTGCAATCATATGGGAAGTGGCATCATGGAGAGAATGCCTAGAGACACAATCATGGTGGTATTGCTTAAGGGTATTAGGTAACTAGATAGGTAGTAAGTCTAGGTATTCCAACAGTAGGTTTCCGATGCCAAACCAGTATAAAGAAAAGAAATGTCCGGTATGTAATTCGTCACATAGAAAGAGAGGCGCTTATTGCTCTCAGTCTTGTGCTAATTCTAACCAGACCAAATCACCTGAACATGTAAAGAAGATAAAGAAGTCCATTGCAGAGTATCAGTCCTCACCAGAAGGACTTGCTAATGCTCAGAGACAATCACTAAGGGCTTCTGCTATGCGAAACGATGAACCGCTGCCTGTTACACTAGAAGATTTTGCAGTAGACCTTCCAGATTTTCCGCCAGAGTTACCCGAAGGTTACGATAGAGCCGATAACTGGTAATTCCCTCCCCGTACCACCCCTCCAGTATACCACAGAACCACCGAAAAGTCAAGTAGTACCGCTGTGCGACTGTTGCTTTCCTACAACACCTCGAGGAATCAATAGGTTAGCAGAGGCTTGACAATTGCCTCATTTGGGCATATAATGGCTACATGATGAGAAAAAAGCGTTCCGACCGAAATTATGTCCTCTACGCTATAACAGCGGAGACTGGTGATTCCTATATCGGACTTACAGTTGCTCAGGGACAAGCATTTTTGCGGTCTGTGAAAGTGCGGGTTCAGAAGCATCTAAGCCGTGCCCGTAAGGAGAATAAGAGCTGGACTCTATATTCTTTTTTGCGTGAGAATCCCGAAGTTGCTTTACAGTATGAGGTTTTGGAAGTGGTAAGAGGTCGTAAGCCTGCGTACCAGAGAGAGCGAGAGTTAATCGCTGAGTTTGAACCGAATTTGAATACATTTTAAGGAGTTGAACATGGGTTGGAATAAAGACGGAAGCACTATCAAGGCCGAATATATGGGCCAAGAGGTTGTTGGTGTTGTCCTTGATAGCCGTGTAAAGTATGGCGGTAAGGTCCAATACCGTGTGCAGTTGGATGAACCTGTGATGCTCCGTTGGAGGAATGAATTGACGGAGATTTTACTGATTGATGAGAATGAATTAATTGCTGACTTTGGAGTGATGGAAAATGCCTGATATTGATAGAATAAACGAGCTATGCCGTGAGATTGCCGAAGAAACCATGGAAGATGAAATGGCAGCCCTGGTCGAGGAACTAGAGGAACTGGAACTGGATAATATGATGTTAGCACTAGGTCCTAGGGCTTATGGTCCTGATGCAGGTGCCGATGATTCTGGTGGTTTATTCTATTGGGATTTAAAGTGAGTGTTCACTAACATTAGGCCTACGGAAATGCATAAATGTTGTTTTCCTGCAACAATCCAAAAAAGATGGTTCCTGCTGGTTGACAATTCGGCATTCCTATGAGATACTATCCATACTGAATGATTAATTGAAAAGGAAAAAATATGTCGAACTTTGTTTTTGCTTGTGCTTCTGTGAATGGTCTTACTCTTGCTCAAAAGCGTGAAACCGTGATTGCTCTCCGTGCCTCTATCAAAGCTGAAGTTGCTGCTCGTAAGGCAACCAAGATTGCTGGTAAGGAAGCTCGTGCTAAGTTGCGTGCTGAAAAGGTTGCTGCTCGTGCTGCCAAGAAAGCCGAGAAAATCGCTGCTCTTGAAGCTAAACTTGCCGCTTTAAAGAACCCTGTTGGTATCGCTGCTAAGAAAGCAAATAAGAAACCATCTAAGGTTACTGTTTTGAAAATGGCTGCTTAATAAGGAAATTAATCTATGATGCTCGTTATCCGCACACAATACATGGAGAACTATGGCGCCCACGATTGGGATGGCCAAGGTGAATGTCCTCAGTATTGGAAGATGAAAGGTGGTAGCGAGTATAAGATTACCAATGTTCCGTTGAATATTGATTACCAAGAGGTAGTCTCCATGGCGAATGTGGAGAAGGATAATGAATATTGCCGTGAGTATATCCTTGACTGGTCTATGGAAGCTGATGATTACCTCTCTTGGTTCGAAAAGAGCCAATTAGAATATGATGGTAGCATTGCTTGTAAAGAGCCCATCATAGAATATTCCGAACTCAATGGAGAATATGCATGATAGTTGGAGAAGTAATGAGCATCTGGCCAATCCTGAACCAGATTAGCGTATTGATACAAGGAAATATAGAATGGGAAAAATGAAAGAATTAGTAATGAGTATTTGTGAAGCCTATGATTATGAGGGCTTGACTATAATGGAACTAGCCAATCGATTTGAAATGACCGAGGCGGCTATCATAGAGGTGCTGACTAATTATAGCGACACTTTCGGAGTGGTATAATATAGGCGAAAAGTAGCGGTGGAACAGTCGGAAAAGGATTGTTAAAGTAGGTCTACTTTTGCTTAACAATCCATTCGCTGTCTCTTTTCTTAGGCAAATTTCGATTGCCTGGCTTCGGTTAGCCAAAAAAATTTTCCGGCCAGGAAATCACTTATAGGAGTTGGTTATGAATATCGAAGGTTTTCTATTATACTATATTGTGCGACCGCTGATAATCGTGTTTGCCCTTATAGTTTTCATTTCTGGATTCTTTCTATGAATATCGAAATTCAAGGTCTGACACCTAAACAGATAGCACTATGCGATATTATGTGGGCAATTGAAAGTAAAGAGGGAGTGCAAAGGTTTATATCTTCACTACCTATGAATGACCAGAGGGATTGTCATTCACTCATAGAATGTATGCAATGGGCGTTCCTTGATGAGGTACAGAGTATTGATGAAGCCAAAGATATTTTACAAAGGTTTATATGAATGAAATACTGTTTTTACTCAATCTGACATTTATGATTCTTTGCGGTAAATGGGCAATGGAATGTTTCGAAGATGAGGAGCGCCAGATAATTGGGTGGTTATATCTGTTTGTCTCGGCATGGAATGCAGCCTCTCTGGCGGCAATGATATTTTAAGAGCTTGACGGAGTGGCGGAGACAGAATATAATTGCGGTGTCGCATTGAAAGGTTAGGATTAAAGAATGAAACCCACATTGTTATATTATTTGTTTGACGGTAAAAGATTCGAAAGCGGTAAGCGTTTTGGAATGTATAAATTTACTGCCACTAAATGGCGTATCATGTATGACTTACCTCGGAATTAATGTATGAAGAACTTTAGAAATAACTCGATTACCGGAATCTATGAATCCCAAGGATTGAGTAAAGTGAACCTCCATTTTAGTGAATGGTGGAATGGAGAAGGTATGGATTTTACCTTTGATGAAAAGAGTCCTATTTCCCTCCATGGCGAAGAACTCCATGCTCTGATTGTATCGGCGATTGTGACTGGTATGGTCGATATTGGAACTGTAATGGAAGATGTTGCCGATATGAAAATGGAATCGAAACAAAGAGAAGCCGCCATTGAGGCGATAAGGAGTAAATATGTCTGAGGTAAAAGTAAATAATTCGAATGGTATTGGATTTGGTGGTCTTTTGGCCATTGTCTTTATTACCTTAAAACTAACGGGATATATCGATTGGTCTTGGTGGTGGGTATTGGCGCCACTCTGGATTCCAATTGCGATTGTAATAGTGATTATTCTAATTCTTGCTATAACTGGTGCGAATATAAAACAGCGCCGGAACCGTTGAGGTAAATATGTTGCGCCTGTCTTGACAAAGTGGTAAGAATGTAGTATTCTGTAAACTGTGAAATTTATATTATGGAGTTTTAAATGTTAAAGAAATTAGCCGTAGTCTCGGCAGTAGTTTTACTCTCGGCATGTTCTAGTTTGCCATTTGGTGATAAACGAATTGAGAAAAACGATTCGGTAACCTCTGAGTTTATGGGTGGTGAAATCAAAATCACTTATGACAAAGAAGGTAAGTTCCAATCTATGACGGCATCTGGTTCTGCCCGTATGACCAATACTCTCCCATCTGGACAAGAAGAAGCGTTCATTATCGCTAAACTCCGTGCCCAGCAAAAGATGGTCGAGTTTATGAAGAATGAGTTGGACTCTGAGCGCTTCAAGAAAACAGTCTATGAATCTCTCCAAGAAGGTCTGACCCGTAATGGTCAATCTGAAAATGAGATTAATTCAAAGATTGCATCCAATGTGCAAGAAGATATCAAGACCAAGTCTAAAGGTATTCTCAAAGGTGTTCATATCGAATCCAAATCATTTGACACACAAACCCAAACTGTTCTGGTCGTAGTAAAGACTGGCGTGAAAGAAGTTGCAGCTGCAAATCAAGTCCGTGCCCTAATGGGTAACTGATATGAGGAAACTCCTGATTGGATGCCTGTTCGTGGCATCCTCAGTATCAGCCCAAACTTTCACACCACTTGAATATGTCGCATTAATCTTCAAAGGCATCCAATTCTCCATGAGTGAATCGGTGCCCGAAGAAATCACAGTTACATCCAAAGGTGTTGGAAAAAATCAAAACGAAGCCGTTGAATCTGCATTAAATTCTGCGGTTCAGAAAGCGGTAGGTGTTTTGGTTCTATCTGACCAAACTGTAAGAAACGACCAAGTGATTCGAAACCTGGTGGCATCTTATTCTTCTGGCGTTGTCAATTCATATAAGATTGATAACTGCCAAAAAGATAAATCGGTGTCCTGTACCGTAACCGCAAAAGTTTCGCCATTGAAGTTTATGAGAAAACTACAAGGTGATTCACAAACGATACAGGTGAATGGTAGTGACTTGTTAATGAAACACCAAACGGCAAAAACTGCCTTGATTCAAAGAGAAAAGGTAACTCAATATTACTTTTCTCAAATTCGGCAGTCCGGCCTGGATGTGATAATTCGAGAGGTCAAAGTTGTGCCATCGGATTCTCAATTGGTTCGCCTGATGGTTGATTACGAAGTCAAATGGAATCCTGAATACAAAAAGGAGATATTGCGATTTCTGCAACGGCTCGAAAAAGATTCTGCCAATGATGGCGGACACCAGGTATACATTCAATGGGCACCTACAGGTTTCTTTAACAACCGAGTGCATATTAACACCAACAATGTTACCATGCAAAGGACAATGTTAAAGTATATGCACGAACCAACCTATGTTCGAATCAATGAGTTAGGACTATGCGAAGATATCGGCCACAATGAAGTCTTTACCATCGATTGGTATGGCGTTCGGAGACAGCGTATCCTTGAAGTGAGTCCTGACAAGTTGCGTGGAATTCAGTCTCTCTCGGCATCGATAGGATGCGCTTCCTAGACTGTTGCTTTTTTGCAACACCAGCCAGGAACGCTGGTTGACAATTCGGCAGTCCGGGTATATAATACTCCTATGATGATTGAGAAGGAAACGCAAATGTCTGCTTTAAAAGAATACACCCTCGAAATTTACAAAACTGACCGCCGTACCAAAGAAGGTGTCCGTCTGGTTGAAAAAATTGATTTTGACCCTGTAACCAAAGATTATATTGAATCGGTTGCCGAATCAAATCGTGAAAGAGGTTTGATTGTTAAAGTTTTTGAAACCTATGTTACCAAAAAAAATCTGATTGGTGGTAAAGAATTTCAAGAGCGTTATGATACTCCGTATTATTGCTCGCCTTCCTCTGAATCCTATTGGTCAATGTAATTAAGGAGATTTTATAATGGCATATATGAATCAACAAAAGAAAGCAGTTATCGCTGCTAAAGTGAAACCAATTCTTAAAAAGTATGGTTTAAAAGGTTCACTGTCGGTGCAAAATCACACCGCAATTAGCCTGAATATTAAATCTGGTCCTATTGATTTTGGTGGTGACCGAATTCAAGTAAATACCTACTGGTTGGATGACCACTATAAAGACCGTCCTAAGGCACTTGCTGCTTTGAAAGAATTGAAAGAAGCGTTAATGGCGGCAGATTATTATGATGAGTCCGATGCTATGACTGATTATTTTAATACCGCTTATTATTTCTATATTAATGTTGGAAAATGGAATAAACCATATGTTGTTTCGGTGTAAGGTAAAATGGGTTGCTACTGGCGTTACTTTGTGTGGCGCCTTGGCAACCGCCTTGATGTTCGACCCATTGAATATTTGGTTACTCAATTTGGGTGCGGCTTTGTTTTTATGGTGGGGTTTTCTTATTAAAGATAAAGCGATGATTACGGTTAATGCCGGTTTGTTGGTAATTTATATTGTTGGACTTTGGGTGAGAACATGAATAGTTTAGTTTTTGCATTAATGATTGTAACCGCAAATGGTGTTCAAGAAGCACCGAATACATTTTCAAGTTTGAAGGATTGTCAATCTGTATCCTCAAAGTTGAAAGTGGATTCATATTGTGTCCAAAAACAAAATGTGGATATTGATAAACAAATGTCCTTTATGATACAAATGTTAGGAAAAATGAAGAGGCAAATGGATGAAGAATTTGCAAAA